CGAACCTGAATTTGACCAAATGTTATTTCATTTACCTCTAGCAGGTTCAACATTTAAAAAAGTTTACTACGATGATTTATTAGGCAGAGCAGTATCTAAGTTTATTCCAGCAGATGATTTAGTTGTGCCTTACACAGCAACATCATTAGATGATGCCGAGTCTGTTATCCATGTTATTAAAATTTCTGAAAACGATTTACGTAAACAACAAGTAAATGGTTTCTACACAGACATAGAATTATCAAAACCAACATCAGTAGCAGATGGAGACAAAGTTACAGACAAAGAACGTGAGATAGAAGGTGTTGCTACATCAGCTAGAATAGAACAGCTTTATACTTTGTTAGAATGTCATGTTAATTTAGATTTAGAAGGTTTTGAAGATGTTGGAGAAGACGGTGAACCAACAGGAATAAAATTACCTTACGTAGTTACAATAGAAGAATCTAGTCAAAAAGTTTTATCAATCAGAAGAAACTTTGCTGCTAGTGATACACTAAAAAACAAGATTCAATACTTTGTCCACTTTAAATTTTTACCTGGACTAGGGTTTTATGGTTTTGGATTGATACACATGATCGGTGGATTAAGTCGTACCGCAACTTCGGCTCTTCGTCAGTTATTAGACGCAGGAACTTTATCTAATTTACCAGCAGGATTTAAACAAAGAGGAGTTAGAGTCAAAGATGACGCTACACCAATACAACCAGGTGAATTTAAAGATGTAGATACACCAGGCGGTAATTTAAAAGATGCATTCGTATTTCTACCTTACAAAGAACCATCGCAAACGTTATTAGCGTTGATGGGGACTGTGGTAGCAGCGGGACAGAGATTCGCATCAATTGCTGACATGCAAGTTGGTGATGGGAACCAGCAGGCGGCTGTTGGTACAACTGTAGCTCTTTTAGAACGGGGTTCAAGAGTAATGTCAGCAATCCACAAAAGATTATATGCTGCATTAAGAAATGAATTTAAATTATTAGCAAAAGTATTTGCAACATACTTACCACCAGAATATCCTTACGATGTTGTTGGCGGACAAAAGAATGTTAAAGTAACTGACTTTGATGACAAGGTAGATGTACTACCTGTAGCAGATCCTAATATATTCTCAATGAGTCAGAGAATATCTTTAGCACAAACTGGATTGCAAATGGCAATGGCTAGTCCTCAAATTCATAATCTATATAATGCTTATAGAAAAATGTACGAAGCATTAGGTATAAAAGATATTGATAGAATTTTACCACCACCTCCACCAACTGCACCTAAAGATCCGAGTCTAGAACACATTGATGCAATGGGTGGCAAAAAGTTTCAAGCATTTCCAAATCAAGATCATAGAGCGCATATCACTGCTCACTTGAATTTTATGTCTACTAATTTAGTTAGAAATAATCCACCAATCATGGCAGCGATACAAAAAAATATTTTAGAACATATTTCTTTGATGGCTCAAGAACAAGTTCAATTAGAATACAGAGAACAACTTGTACAGCTTCAACAATTAGCACAACAAGCAGCAGTCAACCCACAAGCACAACAACAAGTGGCTGAGATGACTCAAAACATTGATGCAAGAAAAGCTGTGTTGATTGCAGAGATGACTGAAGACTTTATGATTGAAGAAAAGAAAATTACATCACAATATGATTCAGATCCGTTACTAAAACTTAAATCTAGAGAAGTAGATTTAAAAGCAATGGAGAATCAACGTAAACAAGAAGAAGCAACTTCTAAACAAGAGTTAGAAAGAGCAAAACTACTTCAAGCACAAGGTTTAAACCAAGAAAAACTTGAACAGAATGAAGAATTAGCTGAATTACGTGCTGAGACTTCACTTGAGAAGCAAGAAATAGCAAATGAAAACAGATTAACACTTGCTAACATGAAACCAAACAGATAAAAGGAGTATATTATGATGAATTACAAAACAGGCGGCAAAAAAGTAGCGATGCCAGAGCAAGAAAAAGTGGTTGACCCTAGATCAGAGAAAAGTTTTAGAGGAAAAAGCTTTATTGCTAAAGGCGACACTAATCCGGTTAAAGGAACTGGTGCTGCAAGAAAACAAAAAGACGTAACCTGGTATTAGTATGTGGTTAGGAGCTATTAAGTTAGCGTTAAACGCAGGAACGCATATTTACAAAAAGAAACAGGAAACTAAAATGCTTATGGCTGATGCACAAGCACAACATGCATCTAAAATGGCCACAGGTGAACTAGCATTTAGCGGAAAACTTTTAGAAGCTAGACAAAACGATTATAAGGACGAAGTAGTTCTTGCAATTTTGACACTGCCCATAATTGTCCTTGCATATGGAGTTTGGTCAGACGATCCACAGGCTATGGACAAGATAAAAATTTTCTTTGAGCATTTTCAAGCGTTACCTAAATGGTTTACTAATTTATGGGTACTTGTATGTGCTAGTATATTTGGTATAAAGGGTACACAGATTTTTAGAAACAACGGAGGCAAAAAATAATGGCTAAAAGATTCGGTGGCGGAAATAAAAAATCTACACCTAAAACAGAAAAAACAGAAGCACCTAAAAAAGAAGGTTTCTTAAGCAGAATTAGAAAAAAGATTGTACCTACTTTTGGTGAACAATTTAAAAAAGCAAAAGATGCTGGTAAAAAAACTTTTAAATCTACTAGAGATGATACCACTAAAGGTAAACTAGAATATTCTACAAATACAAAAAAAGACGTTGCTAAAAAAATAGCTAGTAACACAGCAGCCGAAGCAAAAAGAAAAGAAGGCAAAGGCGGCGGTGCAGATAGTGGCGCTAAAGGTGTTTTCAATAAAGCAACTGGATCAGCAGTGAGTTCTAGAGGACAAGCATTCGCTAAAGCTAGAAAAGAAGGTAAGAAAACTTTTATGTATAATGGTAAGTCTTTCTCTACTGCTCTAAAGGGTGAAAAACCAAATAAAAAAATGCCAGAACTATCTGGTAAAACTTCTAAAAAAATAAAAAGATTTGTAGGTGCTGACGGCGGTAGAACTAATTATCGTGGTGGTGGATTAGCAACTTCAGGTTATGGAAAAGTTATGAAATCATAATGGGTAGAGTATATAAAATAGACGGTGTAGAATATATGATTACACCTGACGGCAGGAAACAAAAACAAACTTACGGAGACACAACAGATTTTAAAAACAAAAAAAAGAGACAAGAAAAAGCTAGAGAAAAAGCTAAAAAAACTCCAGGAACTTCAGACGATGGATATAAAGTAGATTATTCTCTACTTAAAAGAAAACCTAAACCAAAATATAAAGCCGATGGTGGTATAATAAATAAAAGATCATCTTTTATGGGTGGTGGAATAGCTTATAAAGGTGGCGGAAGAGCAATGAAAAGAGGAGGAAAAATATAATGAGAAGATTTTATAATAAAGGCGCAAAAGGATTATCAGGTGGACAAGTCAAACTTGATAAAATGGGAAACAATGACGGAAAAATTTCTGGAGAAGATTTTGCAGTTATCCGAAGTAAAAAAATGGATGGCGGTATGATGGAAGAAGCAAAAGAAATAAATTCTAAAATAAAAAATTCTCGTACTTTAAAAATGGGTGGCGGCATGATGAAAAGAAACATGTATAAAGCTGGAAGTTCTAATCCAAAAGCTACAAGCGAAACTGCAAAGAAACAAGCTAAAGCAGGAATGGAAAGTCAAAAACCTGTTAATAAAAAAGCTATAAAAATAGCTAAAACAATTTTAAATTTTGGAGTTCCAGCAATAGGGGGAGCCGAACTAGGAAAAAAATTAGGTAGTAAAATAAAAGATAAGTTTACTAAAAAGAAACTTATGGGTGGCGGCAGAGTTAAAAGAGCTGCTGGTGGACCTGGTTTATACGCAAACATTAAAGCTAAAAAAGATAGAATTGCAGCGGGATCAGGTGAAAAAATGAGAAAAGTTGGAACCAAAGGAGCACCCACTGCTCAAAACTTTATAAACGCAGCAAAGACCGCTAAAAAGGTTTAATGCCCGCAAACTCTATAAGAAAAACTACCAGTACAGGTGGTAATTATAGACCGACAAAATCTGGAGCTGGAATGACAGCAAAAGGTGTAAGAGCTTACAGGTCCGCAAATCCTGGAAGTAAATTAAAAACAGCCGTAACTGGAAAAGTGAAGCCAGGATCAAAAGCTGCTAATCGTAGGAAGTCATACTGCGCTAGATCACTAGGACAATTAAAAAAGTCATCAGCAAAAACTCAAAATGATCCTAACTCACGAATAAGACAGGCACGGAGAAGATGGAAATGTTAAATGAGAACAGCTATATTAGACGCGTTAGAAGCTAGATACGAAGCACACATTGCTGAAGCGCACGCAACAATAAAAATATATTTAGAAAATTCAGTAGGTATTGGGGAACACCCACAACATATTGATGAACTAGACAAACAATTCGAAAAGATTGCTAGTGCTGAAGAAAAATTAAAAGCATTGGAAGATTTTAGAATAGAAAGAAAGGAAATGTAATGGAAGACGGATTAACAATACTATCAAAAATACAAAAAACAATGAGAGAAAATCTACAAAAAGTAGGTGACATCTTGATAAGTGGTGGCGTTGACAACATGGAAAAATATCAGTATATGTTAGGTCAAGCTAGAACGTATCAAATAATGTTACAGGAAATCTCTAACCTGCTAGATAACAAGGAGCAAAAAAATGAACAAGGAACAGTCATCGACCTCAACTCAAGAAGTCCCAAAGCATAAGTTTGCATTGGAAGAAAAATATAAAGAAGATAAAAAAAACAAACCTAAAGAAAAAGATTTAGCTAAAGCTGAATTAACTAAATTACCTAATCCTACTGGATGGAGAATTTTAGTTCTACCTTTTAAACAAAAAGAAAAAACTAAAGGTGGCATTATATTAGCAGACGACACTATTGAGAAATCTCAAATTGCATCTAATTGCGGTTTGGTTTTAGCAATGGGTCCACATTGCTATGATAAAGAAAGATATCCCGAAGGCCCGTGGTGCAAGAAGGGTGATTGGATTATCTTTGCTAGATATGCAGGATCAAGAATACAGATAGACGGAGGGGAAGTAAGATTGCTAAATGACGATGAAATTTTAGCAACCGTTAATCACCCCGAAGATATATTTCATCAATATTAATCATAGAAGGAGATAACTATGCCAGAAGAAAATAAAAAAATAGAAGAAATGGTCGACATAGATAATTCAGGACCTGAAATAGAAGTTAACATAGAAGAAACAAAGGAGAATGAAAATAATGAAACTATTAACAACGATAATAAGTCCGATGGTACACTTTCGAAATCTGATGAGCAGTTGGATATTCGAGTTGGCGAGGACGACAAAGAACCAGTTGCAGAGAAAAAAGAAGAAACTAAAAAAGAAGAACTAGAACAATATAGTGATGGCGTTCAAAAAAGAATTGCAAAACTTACTAAAAAATGGCGAGAAGCAGAAAGACAAAGAGAAGCTGCTTTAGAATATGCTAAAGGTGTGCAAGATGAACATTCTAAACTAAAAACAAAAGTATCTAATCTAGAACCTAGTTATGTTAATGCAATGGAAGGTAGAGTTGTATCTGGTTTACAAGCAGCACAAGCAAAATTAGTTGCTGCAAGAGAAGCTGGAGATATTAAATCTGAAGTTGAAGCACAAAAAGAAATAGGTAAATTAGGTGTTGAAGAATCAAGAGTTGCTGGAATGAGACAAAGAGTGGCAGCGGAGATGAAACAAGTACAACAACCTGTAAAAACATTAGAAGAATCTATAGCACCAACACAAGCTGCACCAGATCCAAGAGCCGAAGAATGGGCTGACAAAAACACTTGGTTTGGTCAAGATAGTGCTATGACGTACACTGCTTTTGATTTACATGAAAAACTAACCAAGGAAGAAGGGTTTGATCCTGCTTCAGACGAATATTATGCTGAAGTAGATAAAAGAATGAGACTTGACTTCCCGCATAAATTTGGTAAAACCGAAACTAGGGAATCGACTAAACCTACACAAACTGTAGCGTCAGCTACGCGAAGTGTTAATAATAGTCGCAAAACAGTGAGGCTCACACCGTCTCAAGTAACGATTGCTAAAAAATTAGGTGTGCCACTAGAGCTTTATGCGAAACAACTAAACATCACGAAGGAGAGATAAGCATATGATAAACGATAAAAAAATAGACTCCCGTGCGAGCCAAACAAAAGTTAAAGAACAAAAAAGAGTTTGGACTCCACCATCATCTTTAGATGCACCACCCGCACCAGATGGATTTAAACATAGGTGGATAAGAGCTGAAACGATGGGTTTTGACGACACATCAAATATGTCAGCTAAACTACGATCAGGTTTTGAATTGGTTAGATCCGATGAATATTCTGATATAGATTATCCAACTGTTAATACTGGTAAATACAAGGGAGTGATCGGAGTTGGCGGCCTACTGCTAGCAAGGATACCAGAAGAGATTGTAGAAGCGCGCAAGGAGTATTTTGAAAAACAACTTCAAGATAGAAATAACGCGATTGATAATGATCTTATGAAGGAGCAGCATCCAAGTATGCCTATCAATAGTGATAGACAGACTCGTGTAACCTTCGGTGGTACAAAGAAAAGTTAATTTTTTAGCAATTCTTACCAACGATTTAAATTAATCGTTTGCCTTCGGGCAGACAAACGGAGATAATAACATGGCAAATAAAGATGCAGCTTTTGGTTTTAAACCGACAAGACACTTGTCTGGTGGACTAATCAGAGCAGAAGAGTATGCAATTGCTAACAACGCGTCAGGTTCAATTTTTACTGGACAAGTCGTTGAAGCAGTAGCAGGTGGTGGTATTGAACCAGCAGCAGCGGGAGACACACAACAATTGGGTGTATTCGGTGGTTGTTTTTTTACTGACCCCACAACAAGTAAACCTACGTTTAAAGCGTCATACACACAAGTCGCAGCAGCGGATATAGTAGCTACAGTTCATGTAGATCCTAATATCGTGTATGAAGTACAGCATGATGGTACTGGAACAGCACTGATGAATAATTCGGCTTTTGATTTTGTAGGAGTAGCAGGTTCTGCTATTACTGGTCAATCAACTTCGGAGTTAGACACGTCTACTTCAGGTACATCGGGCGGTTTTAAACAAATCGGTATATCAAAAGATCCTGACAATAGTGATGTAGCTTCAGCAAATGCAAATGCATATGTTGTATTCAACACTGGCGAACATGTCTTTAAATTAACAACAGGCGTATAATTTTAGAATAGGAGATAAATTATGGCAATATCAAGAGCACAACTAGTTAAAGAACTAGAGCCAGGTTTGAATGCACTATTCGGCCTGGAATACAAAAACTACGCAGATGAGCATGCTCAAATTTTCGATGTCGAAAATTCGGACAGAGCTTTTGAAGAAGAAGTAATGTTAAGTGGTTTCGCAAACGCTTCAGT